GATTTCGATCTTGCTGCGACCCGCTGGTGGGATCGGCACGTTCTTTTCGATTTGCATTTAAAATATCCAATCTTTCCCTAAAGCATCCAAGATGCAGAATTTGTTTTGCGCCATCCACGATCCAATCGGGATCGCTGAAGCGCAGGGTCTTGTCGCACCATACGCACCGACCTTGTGCATTTGAGGCCGGTGCATAGGTTGGTTTTTTTTTAGAACGGGATCGCATCTGCTAAAGGCTGCATCTGTTCTGCGCGTGGCGCATCCTGTTCTTTTGGCGGCATAGGATCGCTGATCGAAGCTGACATATATTTATTGCCCGCCGCGCTTTCGCGTATCCACAGCGCAATCCGCTTTTCAACGCCATCCACATTTATCTTGCCGGTGTAGTCCGGCTGGTTATCGGCGGTCTTGTCGTTGTTCTTAAAGATCGCGCCGCGATTAGTGTTGTCATATTCAGTCATTTTGCAGTTCTTCCTTCCGTTTGCTAAACATTGCAATTTGATCTTCCGGTGCTTTTATGCCGCTGGCACCATACAGCGTTGTGTAAAGCGCGTTAACATCACGCACGCTTTTACAGGCATCTAATTTTTCAGCTAAAACATCGTTGGAGGCGAGGCCAGCCGCCGGAGTGGATGCAGCGACTGGCCTCTTTGGTTTAGGCTGCGCACGGGAGGGAAACGCGCCAGAACCACTTGCGAGATTACCATCATCGTCATTGCTATTCAATCCGAACATCGTCAACAAACTTGCCCTGCGGAAATATGTCACGCAGCTAATGAATGATTGTGGCGTGTCTTTTTCTGGGCTGATCTGCAAAAAGCTACTGATCTTTTCGCCGGTTTCCAAATGCACCACAGTCGTCACCAGCGCACCATCTTGGAAATATTGTGCGAATGACAGCCCGTATTCGGGCAGCACATCCAGCGCGGTCAGAACGTCACCAAGCGTTGAATATTCGCTTTTAAACATAGGATTTTTGCCAGACTTGCCGACACTAGCCGCTTTTCTAACATCGGCCAACGCCGCGTGCAGTTTTAGATTTTCCATAACTCTTTTGCCCTTTCAAGCCACTCTTGTTTCATCTTCCATTGGTACATATGACCCCAGTCTGGGTCGGTGATGGATGCAAGCACCTTTGGGTCGGTGCTAACGGTCAACAGGTTTTGTCGGATCAATGCTTTTTGGCGCATTTCATTCAGCGCGTGATTGATGCCGTCTGCTTGCAGTTCTTCACAATTGTAGGCGTTAAAGATAACGGCATCGTGTTCTGCAATGTAGATGATTGACGGCGTGACGCGCAAAGCGTGCCAGTAAATCGCAGCTTGGCATATGTGAGCGAACTCCGGCTTTTTAGGCAGTGTCGCTTTTGCCCACCCTTGCGATCCGTCTTTCAACAGCTTTGTTTTACGCGGTGCTTTGGTTTTCATTTCAGCAAACATCGACCCTTCAACCAGCAAATCGACAAATCCCAAGATCGGCACGTTCACATCATCCAACCAGCATTCAATGCGTTCTTCATCAATCGCGCCGGTGAACCCGTTTTCTACACAAATATTCACGCCTTGATGCACCATCGCTGGGATACATTCACGAAATTTCACACGCAGCACATCATCTTCATCGGCTGGGTGAAAGTCAAAAGCGATCTGCGCAGCTTCAATTGCTTCATCAATATCAGCCCCGTGGCACACTATAGATTGAACCGCCGTATGCACTGACGTACCTATAGCGGCACGTTCACCAACGCCAACATCGCGGCGTTCGTCTGATGTTAGATGCAGATAATCGAATATCCATTTTGCTGGCGTGCGTAATAGCTGGCTGGCCGATAAATGGCTAAACCCTGCGGTTTTCCACAATTCACTGATTTCCCGTTTTTTCATAGGAACACACTAGCGCAGATCGTTCCCAAAGCGCAACAGTTATTTTTTTGCTTTACATAATGCCGGTTGATCGGCAAGGATAGGGGCAACTGAAACGGGGGCAACTATGTCTGGCAGCAAATCAAGAAACAAAGGTCGCGGTTACGAATACGAAATTGCAAACGAGTTGTTTCAACAGCTTGGCTTGAATTTTGTGCGTGAACTTGATCAAACGCGGGAAAAGCATCTTGGCGATTTACGCACTGAAGATTGCAATTTTCCATTCGTTATTGAATGCAAGCGATATAAATCCGGCGTGTCGGGTGATTGGTGGGATCAAGTTTGCACCGCAGCGGCTATTGCTGGCGATGGCAAGATGCCGATGCTTTGTTATAGACTTGACCGGCAAAAAACCCGCGTGCGGATGCCAGTGCAAGCGTTGACCTTGCTGGCTGAATATGTGCCAGCCGGTGACATTGCAGAACAGCACGATTGGCGTATGGCGTGCGAAATGGATATTGACACAGCTTGTTATGTAATAAGGGAAATATTGTCAAATGGGGCGTAATATGGACACAGTGGGCGACCGCGAATATGTGATGATCTCAAGTGAAACGTGGATTGACGTTAAAGATTTGACGGTCGAAATCTTCAAAAGCAAAACGGGCGTTGAGGTGCGTGTGTTGCCGCGCAATTCCGATAACGGCGTTGAGCCTTTAGGCGTGATTAGGGCTGATTTTATTGCATACACCCGCAGCCGCGAAAACGTCATACCGTTTTTCCCAAGGGGTTATTTCAATGATCCAAAAGGGTGATGGCAAGTTTCAGCGGCTTTATGAGCAAGGGCGATGCCCGAAATGCCGCAGCTATGTTGAAATCGAGCCGGATAGGTGGGTTTGTCCGGTTTGCAAGATGATCCATACAGGAGTGGAAAATGGAAACAGAACACAATCTGAAGATGGAGTTGCTGACGATTGCTGATATCGGTACAGCGTGGAAATGCGAACCGGTTAAACTGCCGCAGTATTGTCAGCTTGATTTTGCCCTAACTAGGCAAGGCAAGATCGAAGCGTTTGCCGAAGTGAAATGTCGCACGTTCCCGCGTGACAGGTTTAGAACGTCACTGATCCATTTACACAAAATGATGTATGCGCGGCAAGTTGCATTTGAAACCGGCATTCCCACGTTTCTAATAGTGCGCTGGACTGATTATATTGGGGCTTGCAGCTTTAAAGTGGATTTTGCCACCACGATTGGTGGCAGACGGGATCGCGGTATTGAGCGCGATTATGGGTTGATGGCCGAAGTGCCAATTTCTGAATTTCATATGATAAGGGAATTAAATGAAACGATCTGAAGCACTGGAGAAAGTGCAGCTAATATTAAATGAACGCGGTGCGTCATATGGCGATCTGCGAAAGAATTGGACGCAAACAAGCCAGATGATGTCAATGGTGGTCGGCAAGGATGTAACGCCGGAACAATTCGGCGCGATGATGATCGCTATGAAGCTGTCACGTCTGGCAAACAGCGAATGCAGCCACGCCGATAGCCTGTTGGATATTATTGGTTATGCGGCTTTAACTTTGGAGATTTTGCACGATGAGCATTAAAGCAGTATCTTGGGCATTGGAACAGTCACTTGGCGATAGCACTGCCAAGCTGGTGCTGATCGGCATCTGTGACCGTTATAACGATGAATATAATGTGGCGTGGCCGAGCATAAAATGGCTGGCAATTGCGGCTGATTGCAGTGAAAGAACAGTCAAGCGCAAAATTCAAACATTGACCGAAATGGGGCTAATCAGCGTTGATAGAAGTCCAAACCGAACCAATAGATACCATATTGAACCATTACGAACCAACCCTAGTGACAATTTGTCACCTAGTGACATAGCTGTGTCACCACCTAGTGACATAGCTGTGGCACCCGAACAATATAGAACAATAAATAAAATAAAGGGAAAAACCAAAGTTGTTGATTGGGAACCTGATGAAGCTGATCGCCAATTTGCTCAAAGCAGAGGATTGGATGCAGCCGAAGTGCTAGAGGCAATCCGGTTATGGGATAAACAGAACGGCAACAAAGCCGCATATGTCGATCTGACGGCGTTCTGGCAGAACTGGTGCATAAGAGATGCCAAAAAGAAGCCAAAGCGCGTCACAGGCCATTCTAAGCCCTTTAACGGGCAATCAAGCGAATGGACACCGCCGCAACGCAAGATGGTCACGCTTGATCAATGGAAATTGCTGACCGATGGAATGCGAACCTATTACAAGCAAAACCGGCCAGATGTGATTGCCGAACTAAAGAAAGTTGGTGCGGATGTGTAAAAAGGTGTGAACGGGTGTTGACAATGTGCAAATAAAGGCGCAAGGTAAGTCATCAACAAGGAAACGGGAGATTGCAAAATGGCTAAACTTACTAAAAAGCAAAAAATATCAATCGAAATGGTTGCAATTTATTATTCAATGGCACAGGAAGAATTGAAAAAAAATGGCGTCACCAAGAAATATGACGAACACGTTTGGATGTACGTTTGCAATCGTGACGAACTTGGTTTGGAAGTTGCGGATCACGAACGTTGTGCAGCAAATCGGTATTGGCAATCAAAAGAAAAGGCGGCGGCTTAACAGCCCCGCCTATCACAGCAAAACGGGAGTTTGCAAAATGAAATTAGAAAATCATCAAATTCGTGAAATAATGATAAAGTGCGTTGATTATGGTCGGTTTGGCCGCGAAATGTCTTTGGAAGAATTGGCACAAGATGCCTTTTCAATTTATGTGCGTGCTTGCGATTTTAATTTACAAAATGAATTGCCTTTGGAGATCT